GGAACTTCTTCACCGTTCGGGCAAGGACGATCTTTGCTAAAGATCTCTCGCCTTTACGCATGAAGAAGTTATGGGCTATGTAGAGTGACCTCTCGGAAACCTCTTTCTTGAGGTACCAAGGTCGTACGTCAAATCCCGACAGCCAGTCAGAACCGCAGGACTCACGAAAGTAACCCGTGCTGAACGACTTCTCGGTATTAACCTCGAAGCCGCACCAGTTTAGGGTTTCCATCATGAGCTTAACGGCGTCGACAGGAATGATAATATCATCCCCGTAGACCGATATCGGGCGTTCCCTTATCAGGAGAGCGCCCTTGTCGTAGACTGGTCCACCAGCAATGTCGAGGTAATCACACACGGCAAGCGAAAGAGCATAGAAAATAAGGCTCTCAAGCTCAAACGTGTATGCGTTGCCCATTGAGCTGAATTTCTCCAGCTCAATAACAACACCTTGACATTCCACTCGTTCCGATCGAAAGCGGTCCAAAAGGTCGAACCACTCTGAAGGAAGAAGTGACATAACCAGGGCATAAGAAACAGTATCTGAAGCTGAAGACAAGTCGATAGTGGCAAGACTGCCATCAATAGACCCGCGTTCAGCAAGACGCTGATTCCTGCTCTGATCACGGAGGTTAACGCCAAACAAACCGAGCCTATTCTTCATGTAGGTTCCGATCCCTTTCTGCCCTAAGGCATTCAGGGAAGGTTCTACACAAATAGTCCGATCCGTTTTCGACGTCTTCGGTACAAACCCAAGACGAGCAGGTCGCACTTCGACAGGAACTGTCCAGCACTCATCCGAGTGCTTAACAGCAACTGCCTCGCACCATAGAGGGAACTCCGCAAGGAAGTCCCCTAACGAGCTCGCCAGGGATTCACTACACTGCATCGGCGCTGCTAACTTCGTTCTGAAGTTCGCTACACGCCCAACGACGTTCGTCGAAGCTCCAGGCCCGAACTGAAATGACAATTCCTCGTAACTAGGCACACGTCCAAGAATAGAAGCGATTATACGTTGAGCGGAGTACAACACTCCGGCAACGTCCCATTTGGGACGCTCCTTCCATAAACGCGTGTTCGTCTCGAGGCACTTCAGTTCCGCAGCTATGAACTTGGTAACTGCTTCCTTTTGCCTATCGTATCCTAAGTCAAGGAAATCTTGTTTTTCAACAAGAGCCTTGATCTGTCGGGCGTACAGGTAATCGTTAGCAGAAGCCTTGTCCACAGAGGCAGCGTCGATTTTAAAGTCGACAACTTCTCTGTAGGAACCGTTCTGGATAAGGTTGTTAATTTCCTTAGCCAGCGGCCCTCCTAGCACTGCGCACTCATTGGAGAGGTCTCGAATGAGGGATAGGGTTTCCCCTATCCCTCGGGACTCTTCAAACCGTAGCATACCTTCTCCTTATAAAGGGTATGTTAGAGGGTTATGCCGAACTTTTTCCTAGTTTGGCAACAGGAGCTTGATAAACGCCTCGACAATCGGCAGGACACTAGTGCCCCACACGTTTGTGCCGTTGGCATTATTCAAGATACCGGTACCCGTGGTGCTGGATGCACCTTGGAGGAGACCGATAAGCATCTTAACGGTATTCGCCCTGTCACCGTTCGTAGAACGGGCCGGGGCGAACAATGTAACTAAGCCGACCATGGTATAAGCCACGGCTGGCGGAGCTACATAACCCGCAGATGTCCCTGAAGCGCCGAGAGTCTCCATGATGGGGACTTCCAGCTTCGCCGTCACCTTATAGTCGCCCGACTTCACGCGCTCCGAAGAGAGCGTTAGCCGGACCTGACCATCAACCGGGACGTTCGCAACCGCTGCCCTCCAAAAGGGCGTCGGCGTGTCCGTGACCGGAATGAGGGTGAACTCTTGAATAGTGACGTCGTCTTTGACGAGAAGATTCGTCATTGCGCCCATTATAGGGGCTCCTTATTGTGTTACGCGGAAAGGACTTTGACAAAGCTTAAGCCTGGCGCATATACTCTTTTGCACGTTAGGGAGGCTGGTGTTACACCAGCACCGCAACAGCGGCCGTAGTAGAGATGACCTTGCCAAATACTCCTTGCGGGTATTGAAGGCTAGTACTCCACGCACCTTAATTGTGTTAACGAGTCAGAGGCGTCAGACAGTCAGCCGGGTCACACCTTGAGACGTTGGTGAACCAGAGCAACGGCGTTGTAGAGATGCGCAGGTGATAAAGCCTGCGGTATACTCTTCATCGTCGGCAATGGGACGCTAAGTGAGGAAGAAGGACTTCGCGAATAAGCGATGTGATTCTCCCTCAAACCATATCCTAAGGCAGGCCTTAAGACTGGGTTGGGTCCGAACTTTGTAAATCGTTCGCCCTTCATAGTAGCTTTTATAGTTGTGAGGAACCGACCCTTCAGCGCGGGTATAACACCCCACGCAGAAAGGTAAGAACCGACTGGTAGGAACCAGTCAACTACAAAAGAATAAGGAACGACTTCCCAAGCAACAGCAAGGGGGTTCGTTAGACCTAGCGATCTTGCGATCGATATGTCTTCGCTCAGCTCCGCAAGGATCTGAACACGAACCGAGCACAAGAACATCGAGGAAAACCCCGGTGGACTTATACTCAAATCCTTTTCCTTCGTCTTTGCCAGATTTGCTTTATAGCGAAGCACGCGCGGGCCGGTAACAGCTGCCAAGGCATTTCCTGCCTCGTAAGCTTGATCCACCAGCGGGCGCCAGCCATATTGCATTTCCAGCCACCTCCCAGAGACGTCTTTAGCCTTTAATGGCTTCGAACGTCTCGCGGGAACTCCTAACTCTCGGAAAGCGCCGGCAACATTGCCACGCTTAAGAGCGATAAGAGAACGACCAAGGGAACGGAGGTTTCCGAGCACCAGACCATAGGTCCTAGTCGCCTCTGCCATGTTAATGGCAGCGTCGAAAGAGTGACCTTTGATCTGTTCCGCTAGCTTATTCAGCAAACGGAGGTCATCATTAGACGTCCACCCCACGACGTTTTTAACGTCATCTGCGGTGTACGGCCTAGTGGTGCCAGCCCAGCCATCGCCAGTACCCGTCACAGTTGAACTTTGACGGAACTGCGTATGGGTCATTGAGTAAGCATTCCATCTAACTCGGGTTCCCCCTTGCCAGACTTCATACTTCCCGTTGGTACCCGTCCACGTCTTCTCCGCATAAAGCGTAGAATCCGAAGCCGGACTACCAACTGACCAACTACCGGTCGTCATAATCTTCCAGTAGCTCTAGAAGGACTTCACGAAGTTGATCAGCGCCGAAGTGATCTGGTTGCAAGAACTCTGCGAAAGATCGCAGTGCCTCGCAATCAGACTTCCACCGCCGATAAGGATCACTGACCCAACGACCTTCAACCAGAGTTTCCTCCGGGAAAAGGTTATATTGGAACGGTATCTCCTCGCCATAAAAGGCCTCCTTCATGAGAATTCCTCCTAGAGATTAAGGAAGATTATTTTGCGCCAACAGGCGGCCAGATGACTAATCTGGCGACGCGCCCCCACCTGGG